TCAAGGCGGAGATCCGGGCGGAGTTCACTGCTCAGCTTTCGGAGACCACCATCAAGGCTGAGGCCAAGGGGCGGCTACATGACCCGTCTGACGCGCTCCTGTACATCAAGCCCGCTGAGGTCAACGGTGAAGACGCCATCAAGGCAGCCATTGACCAGCTTCTCAAGGACCGGCCGTATCTAGCGGCTCAGGAGTCCGGCGGGAAGCCGTGGGGTGATGTTGGCGGGGGCAAGACCCCTTCCACTGAGCCTGAGCCTGCCACCCCCGAAGAGCGCATGCGCCGGGCGTACGGCAGCAAGTAACCACCTCCGGTTTTTCGGAGGTGACCCCATACCTAGGAGATAACACATGTCCCTAACTCTGGCTGAGGCCGCGAAGCTCTCTCAGGATGACCTACAGCGTGGTGTCCTTGAGACCTTCGTTCAGGAGTCCCCCCTACTCGACCGCATCCCGTTCCTGACGATTCAGGGCAACGCCTACGCGTACAACGAAGAGGCGACGCTACCGGGCGTTGAGTTCCGCGCGGTCAACGGTTCGTACTCTGAGTCGACCGGTACCGTCAACCCGAAGTCTGAGAAGCTGGTCATCCTGGGTGGTGACGCTGACGTTGACCGGTTCATCGTCCAGACGCGCGGCAACCTGAACGATCAGCGTGCGGTGCAGACCCGTATGAAGGTCAAGGCGGCTTCGTACAAGTTTCAGGATCACTTCATCAACGGTGACACGGCCGTTGACGTGAACGGCTTTGATGGCCTCAAGAAGCGTCTGACCGGCGCTCAGGTGATCCCGGCGGCGACCAACGGTATGGGCCCGGTTGCTGGTGGACACGACTTCTTCGACGCGCTAGACGCGCTGATCGCTCAGGTTCCCGGCATCAACGGCGGCAACGGTGCGCTGTACACCAACGCGAAGGTGATTGCCAAGATCAAGTCTTCGGCCCGGCGTCTGGGTGGCGTTGAGATGGTCCGTGACGCCCTGACTCAGAAGATGGTTGCGACGTACAACGGCATTGCCCTTCTGGACATTGGCCAGACGGCGGCTGGTGCGGACATCATCCCGCAGACGGAGACTCAGGGCACGGCTTCCGGCACGGCTTCCAGCATCTACGCGGTCAAGTTCGGTACCGCTGAGGGTGACCAGGCCGTGACCGGTCTGACCAACGGTGGCGTTCAGGTGCGTGACCTAGGTGAGCTTGACACGAAGCCGGTTTACCGGACGCGTCTTGAGTTCTACACGGGTCTTGCCATCTTCGGTGGCAAGGGTGCTGCCCGTCTGACCGGCGTTCTCAACGCGTAAGGAGGTTGGCTCTTGCCCCCGAAGGCAAAGGCCGTAACTCCTGATCTGCCGCACGCTGAGGCTTGCAAGGTCCCCCGGGTGGAGTGCTTCACGGCGCTCCGCCCGGATGGCTCTGAGGCTTCTGTGTCGCGCTGTCAGGACTGCGGCGAACAGACCACGAAGTAACTAGGAAGGGTGTCCCATGGCACTGCCCCCGCTGGCCACGGTTGATGACCTAGCCGGGTGGATGCAAGTTGATCCGGGCACCCTTCCGGCTTCGGCAGCGTCCACGCTGGACATGGTCTCTGCGATCATCCGGAAGGAAGCCCGTAACGACTTCCAACGCCGGGTAACCACGCTCAGGCGCAAGCCCTTTGAAGGCGTGATCCGGCTGCCCCTTCGGCCGGTTGTCTCTGTCGACGCTGTGACGCGTGATGGGATACCGGTTGACCATGACTGGGATGACGAGACAGAACGGCTCTTCGTGAGCGGCTGTGAGCGCGTCTCAGTGACTTTCACGCACGGGTACGCATCAGTGCCCGGGGACGTCGTGGCAGTGGCTCTGACAGCCGCTCAGCGCGTTCTGAGCAACCCCAATGACCTACGGCAGGAAACCGTTGGAGCGGTCAGCGTCACGTACGCGGCTGAGACCATCGGCGCTTCCCTGTCACAGGCGGACCGTGACCTACTCGGCCGGTACCGCCGGACCTTCGCTGTGGGGCGTGTCCTGTGAGCATGCTCTTTGGCGAGACCGCAACCCTGGTCCGTGCCCCGCTCAAGGTCGATAAGTACGGCAACACCACCAGCGAACGGGACTGGGCAAACGCGACGCGTACGCCTTACCCGGGCCTGATGGTTCAGCCGGACGGGTCGACTGAGGCAGTGGGGGACCGGCCGTCAGTCATCACAGGTTGGCGGCTGATCACTCCGAAGGGCCGTGACTTCCCAGCGCTGGCAACTGACCGCGTTGAGTGGGACGGGCTAACGCTGGCCGTTGATGGGGAAGTTGGCCGGTTCAAGATCCGGGGTCGCCTGCACCACGCTGAGGCTCGATTGAAGAGGGTGAGTGGATGAGCGGCCCGGTTCGTATCCGGTACAACTTCGACTTCATCCGGGGCCTGACTACCTCCGAAGGTGCACAGCGCGTCATCTTGGCTAAGGCCCGTGATGTTGACGCTGCCCTACGGAGCGTGGGGGTTCAGACGAAGGTTGACACTCAGTCTGGCCCTGCCCGTGCACGTGCGGCTGTGATCGCTGGCTATGAGGATGGCGCACACGCTGACACCACCAGGCGGAATCTCCTGCTAGCCCTTGATGCGGCGGCTGATCCCGGTGACTAAGCCCGTAGTTGTCTTCCCTGACGCTGTCCTGGTCACCATTCAGTACATCCGGAGTGCGCTGCCTGGTGTGACTGCCGTGTCCCGGGTGCCTAACCCGCGTCCGGCTGAGTTCGTGCGCATTGAGCGCCTAGGCGGTATCCGCCGGAACCTGATCCTTGACCGGCCACGCATTGATGTTGAGTGCTGGTCTGACAGCGAAGAGGGCGCAGAAGCTCTGTGTTCGAAGGTGCGCGCGTACGTGCTGGCTATGGCTGGCAAGCGGGGCACCACCACTGTCTATGAAGTGGCCGAAGTGTCCGGCCCCATGTGGCTGCCTGACTCCGAGTCTGGCCAGCCGCGTTACTCATTCGCTGTTGAGTTCTCCACCAGGGGAACGGAATTGGAGACCGCATGAGCGGCAACACTGCAAACCCCCGTCTATGGGAGGGCGCTGACCTATGGACGGCCCCTGTTGCTACGGCACTGCCCGTTGCCCTTGATGACGGCATGGCGACCATTCCCGCATGGAAGGCCGTTGGTCTCCTGAGCGAGGATGGCGCGTCTGAGTCCCGGGATGAGGATTCGTCCGACTTCTACGCGTGGGGCGGCAAGCTCATTCGCACGAAGCGGAGCAAGCACAAGCGCTCTATCACGGTGACGTGCCTTGAGGACAACCTGACCGTGTTCGGTCTGGTCAACCCTGGTTCCAGCGTGGTCACGACTGCCGGTACTAACACGCGAACCGTGAAGATTCCGAAGTCTGACAAGCGCTCCTTTGTGCTTGAGCTGGTGGACGGTGACATTACCCGGCGTCGACACATCCCCCAGGGTGAGGTTACGGCGGTTGGTGAGGTCACGCTGTCTGAGGCTGACCTACAGGCGTTTGAGCTGACCATCACCATCTACCCGACTTCGGACGACACGCTGTACGTCGATTACGACAACGACACGGCGAACGCTGCCGCGTAACTGACCACCTCCGGTTTTTCGGAGGTGACTAGACCAGCGGGACCAGGCTTCTGGGTGGGGGCCTGGTCCCGCTCTATTCCACCCACCAACCACCCTTGAGGAGACACGACATGGCCACGAAGAACGATGCACTAGGCACCCCGATTGCTGTTGAGTTCAACGGCGACAACTACGAAGTGCCCCCGGCTGAGGACTGGGACCTTGATGTCCTTGAAGCCATTGATGACCAGCGTCTGACGCACGCGCTCAAGGCGCTCCTAGGTGAGGACCAGTACAAGACGTTCCGCGCTTCCAACCGGAAGGTTGCGGACCTAGGCAAGTTCTTCGAGGTGGCCGGTAAGTCGGTTGGTGCGGGAAACTCCTAAGCCTTCTGGGGTTGCTCCGTGAACACGGGGACGCGATTGAGGCTGACCTAGCATTCCGGGGGATTGATCTTCTTGACTTCTGGCGACGGAAGATCAGCCCCCGGAAGCTCACCATCTTGATTTGGGGTCTTCCCCCGGAGTCAGCCACCAGGCAGGCGCTCAACAAGGGCAAGCCGCTGTGGTCCACCACGGACTACCTACTAGCGGACCTTGTTGACTGCACTCAGTACACGACGTGGGCAATCGCCAACAAGGACGTGCCCCGTCATGAGCAGAGTAAGCCGCCTAAGCCGTACCCGCGTCCCGGCATGGATGACCCTAAGAAGGCGAAGATTACGGCGGCTGCCCTGTTGGCATTCAGGGAGCGAACGCGAAGGGGATAACTCATGGCGAACGCGCCTGAGATTGCCGTTGCGTACGTGTCGATTGTCCCTGAGATTCAGGGCTTCGCGCGTCAGCTACGGGAACAGATTGTGGGACCGGCGGGGGATGCCGGTGCTGACGCTGGCGAAGCCGCCGGGGGAGGGCTCAAGGACAAGCTAAAGCTAGGTGCTGCCGCTGCCGGTCTGGCCGCTGGTGCCCTAGTGGCTAAGGGTCTGGCTGACGCCATTGACCAGGCGAACGTCACCAGCAAGCTACAGGCTCAGCTAGGAGCGTCCGGCAAGGATGCTGCGAAGTACGGCAAGGTGGCTGGCAAGCTGTACGCACAGGGAGTCACTGAGGACTTCCAGACGGCGGCTGACGCGATTAAGTCCGTCATGCAGTCCGGCATTGCTCCGCCTGGTGCGACGAACAAGCAACTACAGGCAATCGCCACGAAGGCGAGTGACGTTGCCGGGACCTTTGACCAGGATCTAGGCGGAGTCACTAACGCTGTCTCTCAGATGATGCGTACGGGGCTGGCGAAGAACAGCGGTCAGGCATTCGACATCATCACGAAGGGCTTTCAGGGCGGAGCTGACAAGGCTGGCGACCTTCTAGACACCTTCAATGAGTACGGCGGTCAGTTTCAGAAGCTGGGCCTTGACGGGACCACGGCACTGGGGCTGATTCAGCAGGGCATCAAGGGTGGCGCGCGTGATGCGGACATTGCCGCTGACGCGATGAAGGAATTTTCCATCCGGTCCATTGACGGCAGCACGGGAACGGCGGCCGGATTCAAGGCGCTGGGGCTCAACGCTGACGACATGGCCAAGAAGATTGGCAAGGGCGGGAAGTCTGCCGCTGGTGCCCTTGATGTGACGCTAGACAGGCTCCGGGGGATGAAGGACCCGGTAAAGCAGAGCGCCGCCGCAACGGCTCTGTTCGGTACTCAGGCGGAAGACCTGGGTAAGGCGCTGTTCAGCATGGACCCCAGCAAGGCAACTGACGCTGTGGGCAAGGTGGGTGGCGCGGCTGACAAGATGGGTAAGACCCTTCGGTCTGGTCCGTCGCATGAGCTACAGGTGTTCACCCGGACCATGCAACAGGGGCTTGTGACAGTCCTGGGGACGTACGTGGTACCCGCTATCAGTGGGGTTGGCCATGCCATCAACACGTACTTCCTGCCCGCTGTCCGTGGGGGTGTCAGCTTCGTTCAGGAGTGGTCCCCGTACCTTGCCGGTCTGGCTGTTCTGATTGGCGGTATCACGCTGGCCGTGAAGGCGGCAGCGATTCAGACGGCAATCTTCAACGGCGTGACGAAGGTGACCACGTTCTTTACGAATGCATGGGCTGTGGCTCAGGGCATTCTCAACGCTGTCATGGCGCTGAACCCCTTCGTTCTGGTGGCAATCGCGCTGGCTGCCCTGGTGGCCGGAATCATCGTTGCCTACAACAAGTCGGAGACCTTCCGGAACATTGTTCAGGCAGCGTTCAAGGCCGTTGGTAACGCCGGTCTCTGGCTGTGGAACAACGCCATTAAGCCCGCGTTCAAGTTCATTGGTGACATCGTGGTGTGGCTGTGGCAGAAGATTGTCAAGCCTTACATTCAGTTCATCATGGACGTCTTCAAGGCGCTGGGGCAGGCGGCGAAGTGGCTCTATGACAAGGGCATCAAGCCCGCGTTTGACTGGATTGCCGATAAGGGCAAGTGGCTGTGGAACAAGGCACTCAAGCCCGCGTTTGATTCCGTCAAGAAGGGTGTCAGCCTGGTTGGTGACGCCTTCGGTACGGCGAAGGATGCGATTGGTAAGGCGTGGGGCAAGGTAGAGAGCATTGCCAAGAAGCCCATTGGGTTCATCATCAATACCGTCTACAACAAGGGCATCGTTGGTGTTTGGAACAAGGTAGCTACCGCGTTCGGCGCTGACCCCCTCAAGGAGTTTCACCCGAAGGGCTTTGCTACTGGTGGCATTCTGCCTGGCTACACGCCGGGCCGTGACGTCCACCTTGCAGCGCTGTCCGGCGGTGAGGCTGTGATGCGCCCTGAGTGGACGCGTGCCATGGGTCCGGGCTATGTGAACAGCATGAACGCGCTGGCCCGTAAGGGTGGCGTTGGTGCCATTCAGAAGGCCATGGGTGGGGGACTGCCCGCGTTCAAGGATGGCGGAATCTTCGGTTGGCTCAGCTCTGCCGGTTCGGCCATCAAGGGCGTTGGCTCTGACGCGTGGAACGGCATCAAGAAGGGCGCTTCGTGGCTCAAGGACACCCTTGAGTCTTCGGCGCGTGCTGGTGTCAACAACGTGGTCAACCCGCTCCTTGACAAGATTCCGGGGCTGAACACTGGGTGGGGCAAGTCCGTCAAGCGGATTCCCACGAAGGTGGTTGATTCGCTGTTCGGGTATGCCAAGAAGGCTGACGGCAAGATGGTGCCGAACGTGAATTACAAGGCTGGCGCTGGCGTTGCCCAGTGGAAGTCTGTTGTTCTCAAGGCGCTACAGATGGTCGGTCAGCCGTCCAACCTCCTGAACACTGTGCTTCGGCGCATGAATCAGGAGTCCGGCGGTAACCCGAAGGCCATCAACAATTGGGATATCAACGCTAAGAATGGGACGCCTTCCAAGGGTCTCATGCAGGTGATTGACCCCACGTTCAACGCCTACGCCGGGAAGCTCCGCAGTAAGGGCGTGTGGGACCCGCTTGCCAACGTCTACAGCTCAATGCGCTATGCCATGTCGCGTTACGGTTCGCTGCCTGCCGCGTATGACCGTTCCGGCGGTTATGACTCCGGGGGCTGGCTACAGCCTGGTGCCACGCTCAGCGTGAATGAGTCCGGCAAGCCTGAGCCTGTGCTCACGTCCGCTCAGTGGTCGATTATGTCGACGCTGGCAGCCCGGGGCACTGAGGGCAACACGGGTGGCGGAATCGCTGACGGTACGCGCCTGGTCCTGGTGACTGAGGGTGGGTCCTTTGAGGCGTACGTGAACCAGCGCGCTGACGAACGTATCAAGACCGGGCTGACTGGTCCGGCTGCCCTAGGAAGGACTCTGTAAATGCCCGAAGACGGCGAGACCGTAAGCACCCCGGTAACGGACGTGACGGAGACCGAAGATGGCGTAACCGTCATTGGGTATCCGTCGGACACCAGTACCGGGGTCATCACCACGCCAACCATTGGCGCTGACAACGGTGTTGATCCACGCGGCCCCGAACAGGAAGGGGCGTAGTTGGTGGGGGTGGCCACTTCCGAAAATCCGGAGGTGGTCACCCCTGCCTCTTCTCAAGGGGAATTGAATGGCTTACACGAACGCTAACCTTCTGGCTGAGAACGCGTCGACGTTCGAAGGTGGTACCCACGCGTGGGGCACTGATGCCGGGAATAACACCACGCTGTCAGTTGTGACCGGTCAGTTCCTGTCTGGCACCTATTCGCTAAAGCTCACCGCAACGGCGGCAGGGCAGGTCACCGGGTATGCCCCGCGCTTCAATGTCACGGCTGGCCTTGAGTACGTGGCCCGTGTTCCGCTGAGGACTAGTGCCGCTACGGCCGGGCGCACGGGTCAGATTCAGATTTCTTGGTATGACGCTGTCACCGCTGGCAACCTGATTTCCAGCACGGTGGTCAGCAACCTGCCCATTACGAATCAGTCCGGTTGGTTCAATGTCAACTACCTAGGACTTGTGGGCACTGCCCCGGCTAACGCTAAGTCTGGGGCTCTTCGCATCTTCGTTAACGGCCTTGCCGCTGGCGAGTATGTGAACGTGGATGACGTGTACGTTGGCGCGGCCCTGGTTCGTGCCGGAAACATCTACGGCTACAACACAGCGTCAATGGAACAGGACACGTCCGGTTGGAAGGTTGACAGCGGGACGCTGGCACGGGGCAACTGGAATCTGTCCGCCGGAATGGGCTTCTACGCCCTTGAGCTGACTTCCGCTGCCGCCGGGTCTCAGGAGATCCGAACTAACAGCTTCATCAACATCATCCCGGGCAAGGAGTACACCAGCTATACGCTGGCCCGTTCGCCTTCGATTGCAACCACCTGGTATGCAGAGTTCCGCTGGTATGACGCTGCATGGAACCAGGTTGGCCCGGTTACACAGACTGCCTATTCGGTTGGCGTGAACGTCACGAGCTGGATTGGCATTACGGCTACAGCGCCCACGGGCGTGAATGCCACTCAGTGCAAGGTGTTCTTTCGGCCACAGGCTACGGCTGCCGGGCAGGTCTTCGTCATTGAAGATGCACAGCTCTACGCGTCCGCCAACCCTGCCGGGAACCTTCTGAGTTACGCGGAGTACAGCACTGAGGGTTATCTACCTCCGTGGCTGGTGGACAACGGAACCGTGTCCATGACTCAGATCACCAGCGCCATCACTGACGGCTACTTTGCCTTGAAGCTGGTGCAGGCTGCCCCGGGTACGTCCACCGTGACGCTTGACCGGCTGGTGCCTGTGACTCCGGGGACCACCTACCAGGTAAAGGCAACCATCTTCCGGCACAACACTGATCCGGCGCAGAAGGTAACCAGCGCTGTCCGCACGCGTGTTGACTGGTATGACGCTGCCGGGAACCTGTTCCTAGCTGACAACCCTGACCAGTTCTATGCCGTTGAACAGGCTGCCGACTGGTGGGCTCAGATCAACTCTGAGACGCGCACGTGCCCGGAAGGTGCCGCGTTCGTGAAGGTTGGGTTTGAGGTCAACTCCGATAACCCGCTAGTGGATTACTGGTGGGCGGACAACGTCACCCTGATGGAAGCCGTTGCCGAGTACACGCTAGTGACCAGCAATGAAGACGGCAGTATCACGCTGACTGTGAACTACGTTCCTGACGTCAGCTCAAGCGCGTCTAACGTGACCATCACGCGAATGGATGAGTCCGGCAAGGCGGCTTCCATGCGTGCCTACGGGCGCACCTGGGACCTAGCGCCTAACCCGTACTCCACCATGGTCGTTGAGGACTACGAAGCGCCCCTAGGGTCGAAGGTCTGGTATTCGGTCAGTTGGACCAGTAGCACGGGTGCCACGAAGGGCCCGCGCATCCTGACTCAGACTGTCGACGCTCCCACGTTGGTGGATGCTGATTACGCCTGGTTCAAGTCTCCGGGTGTGCCAGCGCTGAACACCACGGTCATGATGGAAGCGCCGTTGAAGTGGTCCCGGGCAGCGCGGTCTACCCGCTATGACGTGGTGGGCCGGAAGAACCCTGTTCACATCACGGGGGCGCGTGCCGGGCGTACGTCCAGCATCACGGTTCTCATTTGGGACCCGGAAGCTAACGCCCTGTTTGACTCACTCCTTGACGCTGGCACGGCTGCCCTGGTGCAAGCCATGCCCGGCTACGGGATTGAGGGCAACTTGTACGTGTCCATTGGTGATGTGGACGTTGAGCCGCTGGACCCTGACGCCCGTGTTCCTGGCTGGCGTTGGACGCTGGCAATCACTGAGGTTGACCGGCCTGACGGTGGTCTACAGGGCAGCGCCGCGAACACGTGGCAGACCATCATGGACAGCACCGCTTACCCCACGTGGGAAGAGCTGTTCAACGCTCACGAAACGTGGACTTCGGTCCTGACTGAGGGGTGACATGCAGTCGGTTAGCTCGAAGTGGCTACCGGCACTGACAACGGATCACGGTCTTTCCACGAAGATCAATGTCATTTACAACGGCAGCATCGTTGCTGAGGACATTGCCTTTACGGACGGGTCGGTAAGCGTGGATAGGGGCAGTGACGTTCGGCGGTCACTGTCCCTTTCCATTGCTGATCCCGCACAGTTCCCGGTCAATGCCACGGACAAGTTCGCTGTCTACGGGCAGCGCCTTTACGTTGAGACCGGAATTCAGTACCTAGACGGGTCCGTTGAGCGGGTGCCCGCCGGGATGTTCGTCATCACCAGTGTCAGCGGCAACATTCACACTGGTCCGCTGTCCATTCAGGCGAGTGGTCTTGAGATCCTGCTCAAGCGTGCACTGTGGGACTCTGCCACCAGCACGAAGGGCTATACCAACGCTGCCGCCTTCCTGGGTTACTTCATCCCCAACGTGATCCCGGGCGCTTCGTTCGTTGATGCGTCGACCCTGGGGGCTTCAACGCCACTGGCTACGAAGACGTGGGATGCGAACACGGACACGTGGACCAGCTTCCGTGAGGTGGCTGACTCCGTGGGCTGTGAGCTGTTCTGTGACGCTGCCGGGACCTTCCGGCTGGTAGATATCCCGGACCCCCTCAACGTGGCTGTGACGCCCGTCTGGGACGTGTCAGCGGGTGAAGCCGGAGTCATGGTCAGCGCCAACATGGAACTGACGGCGGATGGCGTCTACAACCGGGTGATCGTTACCGGGGAGAACAGCGCTGACAACAAGCCTGCCGTCCGGGGCACGGCCACCATCACCAGCACCAGTGACCCGCTGTACTACGGCGGTCCGTACGGCAAGGTGACGAAGGCTTACAGCTCTTCCCTGGTGACCACCACGAACCAGGCTCAGGCGACGGCTAACGCCTTGCTGGCGAAGTACCGGGCACCCAACCGCACGGTGACTCTGGAAGCCGTCCCGAATGCCGCGCTAGACGCTGGCGACCGTATCCGCGTGAACTACGGGGCTGCCGCCCTGCCTGAGATTCACGTGGTCCATAGCTTCTCCATCCCGCTGAGCGTGGGCAATGGGGGCTTCACTATCAACACCGTGAGCGGGAAGGCGGACGAATCCTGATGAGTGGACTAGATGGCCTTCTGAACGCGTCTGTGGATGCCGTGAAGCGGTCTGGTGTCCTTGAGTCCAACGCGTTTATGGCTACGGTCAGCGTGGTCAACTCAGATGGCACCGTTGACGTAACCAGGGCTGGCGACACCTTCCCCAGTGTGCGCGTGCTGTCCAGCTATCAGGCCCCTTCCGTGGGGCACAGCGTTGAGCTATTGCGCTCCGCTGGTGGGTGGGTCTGTATCGGTTCTCTGCGGACCACCACAACCCCCAGGATTCAGACCGGTTCGGCCACAACCCCCACTTCGGGCGGTACCACGGGCACATGGACAGCGGTAAGCGTGACGTTCCCGAAGGCGTTTTCCAGCACCCCCACCGTGGTTGCAACGCCTATCTCTTCGGTCAGTTCCGGGGGTACTGAGCTGAACTGGGCTGTTGCCAGCGTAAGCACCATGGCATTTGAACTTCGGTCCCGCCGGACCACTGACAGCGTGACCACCTTCGGGTGGATTGCCACTGACTACTAAGGAGACCCACCCATGCCGCTAACTGACTCCTACGGGCAGGGCGTTACGTACCCCACCCTGACTGACAAGCCCAACGCTCAGACCCTGGGGCAGGGCATTGTTGACGGGCTTACCCCGAAGGTTGTGATGACCTTCGCTTCCGCTGTGGTCCGTGGTGCCACTGTCAAGAAGCCGGTTGCCGGAATGGTGACGTGGCTCAAGGACATTGGGCGGCTGGACGTGTACGACGGTACGGCGTGGGTGGCCTTCGGGTACGGAACGAACACATGGAAGAGCGTTGGCCTAGCGTCCGGCTGGACCAACAACGGCAACTCACAGGGCACCTTTCAGTACCGCGTTGTGAACATGTACGGCGAAGACACCATCATGTTTCGTGGCGGCATCAGCCGTAGCTCTTACCCCACTTCGCTGCCGTCTTACTTTGAGCTGAACACCACGGCGCTGCCGACGACTGCCCGCCCGGCTTCTCTGCGGACTATCTCTGTCCCGTGCTCTGACTCCGGGTCGGAGCGAATCACGCTCAAGATGGACATCACCACTACCGGATACCTCCGCCTGTACGGCATCCAGACGAAGTCAACGCCTGCATGGGTTGGCTTTAACGGGTGCTTCACGTCCCTGTAGGCACTTCCGAAAATCCGTAAGTGATAGCCCCCGTGGACCTGGTCCCGGGGGCTTTCCACTCCCTAGTTACTACTGGGGGACTGTCTTCTATCGAAGGGAAAACCATGGCTTCTACCGCTGACGCGATGATTGCCGCCGCTTCCAAGGATGTTGGTTACAAGGAAGGGGCGAACAACGACACGAAGCATGGCAAGTGGTACGGCATGAACCACCAGCCGTGGTGTGACATGGCCGTTTCGCTGTGGGGTGACCAGTCGGGCAACGCTGATGTTGTCGGTCACTTCGCCTACTGCCCGTCGCATGTGAACTGGTTCAAGGCGCGTGGCCAGTGGGTCAGCAAGGGCAGCGCGGTCAAGAAGGGTGACATTGTCTTTTTCACCTGGGACGGTGGCCCGGTCGCTGACCATGTTGGCGTAGTCACGGCTGATGCTGCGGCTGGTGCTGACGTCAAGACCATTGAGGGCAACACGTCTTCGGGCACTGCCGGTTCTCAGGGCAACGGGGATGGTTGCTACCGGCGCACGCGTGGCCGGAACGTCATCCTTGGCTTCGGCCGTCCGGCGTACAAGAAGGCGGCTGTCCCGGCTAAGCCCACGGTTGATCTCTCTGAGGTCATCAAGGCCGCGAAGCTGGACCCGAAGGCCGCTCAGGGGCACCAGACCTACCCGGCTGGCGTGAAGCTAGTTGAGGCGGCGCTCAAGGCTGAGGGTTACCTAGCGGCGAAGTACGCGGGTGATGGCTCTTACGGGACCACCACCATTGAGGCGTACAAGAAGCACCAGAAGGCAATGGGGTACAGCGGCAAGGATGCTGACGGTATTCCGGGCACCACTTCGCTGACGCGCCTAGGCGCTAAGCATGGATTCAACGTCAAGCCGTAAGGGGCCCCGATGACTACGCCTGAAAGTGGGGGCGCGTGGGTGTCCAGTCGTGAGATTTACGACGAACTGAGGCGGCTTTCTGATGCCGTGATCCGGCTAGATGAGCGCCTATCGCTTGATGACACCCGGGAAGAGCTAGAAGCACTGGAAGGGCGCGTCACTTCGCTAGAACAGCGTGTGTGGCGTGCGTCCGGCGTGGCAGCGACCCTAGGGGCCCTGGTTGGCGTAGTCGTCCCGTTCCTGACCCGCTGACCTGCAATTATCACGGAGCGTTTTGCCGGCCGTGACTCTCTGTACATACGATTTTTCGGAGGTGATCCATGGGTGATCACAGCACGCCTGATGCCGGGTGGCTGGACAAGGTAAGCCGGGCAGTGTCCTGGTTCGTCGCTAACCGGCGGAAGCTGTACGGCGTGGCAATAGTGGTGATCCCGCTAGCGTCGCGCTATGTGCCTGGCTTCCCGGCTGATGCCCTTCTTGACGCCTGCAAGGTGTTCCTAGGGGGCTAGGCATTCGACTCACTCACTCTCTCCCGAAGGGCAATCCCCGGACGGAGAGAGTGAATATGAGCTACCAGAACATTGCCTTTATCGGTAAGGCCCGGAGCGGAAAGGACACGGCCGGTTTGCGGCTGGTCCAGCGCTGGGCATTTACCCGGCTTGCGTTCGCTGACCCCCTCAAGCGGATGGCGCTGCAAGTCAATCCGTACATCCCTACCGGCTATGGCGTCAGCGTCCGGCTTGAGTCCCTGATTGCTGACGTTGGTTGGGACTACGCGAAGGAGAATTACCCGGAAGTCCGCCGGACGCTCCAACACATGGGTCAGACCGTGCGTGAGCTTGACCCTGACTTCTGGGTGCGCGTGCTGATGGAGAAGGTCAGCGCTGCCGACGGATGGAACATGCCGGTTGTGGTGACTGACTGCCGGTACGGGAACGAAGCCGAAGCGCTCAAGGCGGCTGGCTTCATCCTGGTCCGCATCAAGCGCCCTGACCTTGTGAGCACTGACACACACGACAGTGAGAACGATCTGAACGCCTTCCCGGCGGATGAGACCCTGATCAACGGCGGCAGCGTCTTTGATCTGCACACGGTGACTGATCTCCTTGTGAGACAGCGCTGAACGAAGCCCCCTGGTGAGCCCTGACCGGCTTGCTGGGGGGCTTTTTGCGTTGGGCCACCTCCGAAAAATCGAAGGTGGGGGTTGCGCGGGGGGTGCGGCATGCGCTTAGCTGAGCCCACAACAACAGCAACGAAGGAGCGGTCAGGATGAACATCACGGTCACGGAGAACAGCGGCAAGCACTTCGGTCAGGTCCGCGAAGGTGACCGGCTCCTGTTCGCCACCCCGGGCTACTACACGGCTGGCATGGCGCTCAAGTCCGCTGAGTGCTGGGCAGCCTTCCACGGAAAGGGCAATGACATGGGCAAGGTCACGGTTGACCTGGGTGAGGTCTACACGGCGCGCGGGGGTGGTCCTTCGGGCCTTGAGTACCGGGACGTACCGGCTGAGCGCCTGGCAGCGGTTGTGGCTCAGGCGTATGAGTTCGGGCTGACCGTTGAGGTCAGGACCAACACGCACGGCACGGCGTACATTCAGGTGAGCGACGGCAAGGGCTCTTCGTACGGGCAGTACCACGTTGGCGCTGTGTTCTCTGACTGGGCGCTGAACCGGCGTTGGAACGAAGCCGCCTGACCACCTCCGAAAATCCGTAGGGTGTCGGGACTTGCAACCAGGTCCCGGCACCCCCCATACTGATCACGCAAGCACACAACGAAGGGGCGGGGACATGGACACCATGGTCAACATTCAGCTCAGGACCGGCAAGATTCACGCGGCCCGGAAGCACCAGGGTTACATGTCCCTCCCCATCTGTGGCGGCAACCGCGCGGCTGAGGGTTACCGGGAAGTGCGCGGTGACGTGAACTGCGCGAACTGCCTCAAGGCGCTGGCGAAGGCTGCCGAAGAGACCACCTACGAAAATTCGGAAGTGGCAGACACGGACGCCCCGGAGTCTGCTAATGTTCCGTCTGTCAGCAACACCAACGGAAACACGGGAGAGACCATGGCTGAGAAGACCGCCGCGAAGCTGGACGTCAACACGGAGGATGGCAAGGCTGCCCTTGAGCAGATTGACGCCAACATTGAGCGTGCCCGGTCTCTGGCTGAGGCGGAGAACGTTGAGGGGCTGGCGGAGTTGAAGGAGGAGACGGAGACCATCATCAGCGCGCTGAGCGGCAAGGACTCCATCAAGGCCAAGAAGGAGAAGCGCAACCAGTGGGCCGAAGCCGCCACCCTGGTTGAGAAGCCGAAGGCCAAGGAGGTTGCCAAGAAGGCGGCTGAGGGCGTGGTTGTTCAGAAGGCGTGGGACCAGTACGAAGGCACTCAGGAGCTTGCAGCCATGGGCGCTGAGAAGCTGGCTGAGGGCGTCCGCCTGAACCTCAAGGCTTCCAACGTGGCCATGGAAGTTGCGGCCGTCGCCTTCGACATGGTCACTCGCATCCCCAACAAGGATGACAACCCTGACCTGATGGTTGCTTCGGACGCTGCCAAGAAGGCAGGCACGGCGCTCATCAAGATGGCCGGTGAGGGCTTCGAACACACCTGGGACAATGAGCAGGCGCTCAAGAAGCTGACGCGCTCGGTTCAGGACTACCGCTCTGACGTCCGTGCCGCGTGGCTTCGGTCGCTGGATGAGGACACGGAAGAGGCAGCGGAGCGCCGGGCCCGGGTGGCGAAGGTGCTTGAGGGCAAGCCGGAAGATGTCCCCGCGTCTGAGTTCGTCGCTAAGGCGTACGGCACGTCGACCATCGGTCAGTCTGAGCGCAAGCGCCTTGCCTACCAGGAAAAGCAGAAGGCCAAGGAGCTTGAGGCCGCTGGTGGTGCCGGTGAGGGTGCCGGTGAGGGCGGCGAAGGCGAAGGGGAGGGCGCTGGCGAGACCACGGCGGACACCACCACGCCGGATGAGCGCGTGACGAAGCTGGCTGACAAGCTCCTCAAGGACATTGGGACTGGCAACCCGGATGACTTCGAGAACGCCACGGACGCCACGAAGGAAGCGGCGCGCAAGAAGCTGGAAGAGGCCAAGAAGGCCATCACGGCCATGATTGCCGCCACGCTGTAAGGCACCACAGACCGGAAGGCCCCAGGTTCCCCCAGGACCCGGGGCCTTCCCGCGTTGTCACCTCCGAAAATCCGTAAGTGGCATTCGACTCCCTAGGGGGAACGTTATGACCGCGAACGAAGACCAGCCCACCATGTGTCATGTCTGCCGGTACGTCCGGCCCATGAGGCTGATGAAGGTGGATGAGACCACGCGCACGCTGTTCCATGACCCCAGTTGCCCGCTGCCTGGTGGCCTGATGGTCTGTGACGCTGTGCCCTGTGGCAGCACGGAAGGAGCAACGGCACGGGTGGCCCGGGGGGCTGTGGTTATCCCCGTGGAGCCCTGAGCGCCTGTCTGAGCGCCTTCTAGCCCCGTCTGGCCCCAGTGGTCGGGCGGGGCTTTCTCATGCCGTCTGAGGGGCGTACAGCGGCGCATGTAGGAGGTGGAACGCCAACCCCACAGCGCTGAACCCCTGACCAGCCAAAATGTAGGAATGTAGTTTCTGCACCACTCTCGATAATCACTAAGGGTTTCTATAGAGATTCCGGGACCTGGTTCAGTTCCTACATTCCTACACACGGGCCTTCGACTCACTAGACCCACCCTGACGACGATGAAGGGTGAGGACATGGCGAAGGTCAAGAATGATGAGAAGGGCGGCAGCCGGGTCTACTTCCGGTTGACCGACCCTGAGAAGCGCTACCCCAGCGTTACCACTGTGGTGGACGTGCTTCCTAAGAAGTTCCTGACGCGTTGGTACGCGAACATGGCGGCTGAGCTTGCCCTAGACAGCATTGACTACCTACAGCGCATGGCGGACCGGGACCGGGGCGGCGCTAAGAAGTGGGTTGCTGGGGCAGCGTGGCGGTACACCAATGACCGCAGCAAGATTGGCAGCAAGGCCCATGACCTGTTTGAGCGCATGATGCGCGGGCAGCGAATCGGGCGGCTGCACCCGGACATGGTCCCGTATCACGCCATGTTCGCTGAGTTCATGGCCACCGTGAAGCCGGTCCTTGTGCGTGCCGAAGACGTGGCCTGGTCCGACACCTACCAGTACGCCGGTTCATTCGACGCGTGGCTACGGTTGCGCGTGGTGCTCAACGACGATGGCACGTGGACGCTGGACCCGGACAACGTCAGCGGTAACGCCGTGTGGGTGGACGTGATTGCCGACTGGAAGACGTCTAAGTCCGTGTGGCCTTCCGTGGCGCTACAGATGGCCGCTTACGCCTTCGCTGACCGCATCATTGACCCGGACGGTACCGAAGAGCCCATGCCCGCGTTTGATGGCGCTGTGGTGCTTCACGTGACTCCTGACGGCTGGTCCCTGGTGCCTGTCTACGCCCCTGACATGCGTGCTGCCTTCGGGGTGTTCCTGCACCTTCGCAAGACGGTTGATTGGGAGCGTGAGGGCAGCCGGAAGGTTCTGGGGAAGCCGCTGGCCGGTAGCAAGCTCATCACCACGGGGACGGAGCGACGGGGCTAGGCATTCGACCCCCTAGACCAGCTTCGAAGACCCCAACAAAGGAGAGACCCCCTTGAAGGCTGACAACAAAGCCGCCTACGCCGCGTTCGTCGTGTTCTTCCTTGGCACGATGCTCCTGCTGAGCTTGCAGACATGGGCCGTGATGCTGGTTGCTGGTGCTCTGCACTCGGCTGCCCCTGCCATTCCGGCGCTCAGCTACGGCGCGTCCGGCTGGCTGGTGTTCCTGGCATACCTTCTGGTGTTCCCGGCTACCAGCTCCGCGAAGGCTGCCACGAAGTAGTACAGCGAAGCCCCCTGGTCCTCACAGACTGGGGGGCTTTTCTGTG